TTTCATCATAATATTCTATGTTAAAATATTCATCTACAATAAACTTACACCAATCGTCTTGAAAAAATGACCAACCCTGATACGGAACATGGTATAATACCAACAATGGTTTAGATTTTGTCATTTGTATGCCACTACCCTACTGTCTGATAATGTTTTTCTATATATGGCTGTTTCAACAACTGTTTTACTGTAACCATGTTCTTGGTACAGCAAACACATGCTTTCTTCACTGTAACCCCATTTGTGTGACATGGCTATATCTTGGTATCTTCTCATGTTTCCATATATCCCAGTTAGTCCGTTTTTTTGGACTTTTTTATTGGTTGAATAAATTCTACTAGGATCCGCCACAATATATTCACACATTTTTAAAAAATCTGGCCACTCGGTTGTTACAAAACCATTGGGTTTCAAAATTCTTAGCCACTCCTGGATCATGGCAGGAACCTCACCAGGTGTTATGTGTTCAATCACATGAACTGTTAGTATTTCATCTACAGAATTATCTGGAATAGGATATGGATCAGTAATGTTGTGTACGGTCACACCAGGAGTTCCTGCACAATAATCTCCATCAACATTGACCCATCCATCATAGAGATTTGGACCACAGCCCAGGTGTAACTTGATCGGAAGTTGTTGTTGCAGTAGTTCTTGTATTTTTTGTTCAAGCATGAATCTATTTTCCTAAAAACTATTTAGGATCGTTAATAATTCCAAAAAAGTAAAGATCAGACGATTTTGTATTTTCAGAAAATTTGTATTTGGAAAAGTTTCTATCAAAGTTTATGTTTTTTCTAAAATCTTCTTCGGTTAAATTTTTATAATAATCCCAACCTTTGGCCACAGTCAACGGGCTTTTTCTGGGTGAGGTCCTGGATGTTCCGTGTTCTTTTCTTCCTGTAGTAGCACAAGTCATTATGATCAATCCTGTGGGTTTGCACATTCTATACATGTTTTCAAAAGTTTCTAGCCAATAAGGGTTATGTTCAAAACACTCGCAAGAAATTACAACATCGTAAGCATTAGATTCTCCAGGAAAATTTTGCCCCTCACAAACAACATCAACTCCATTGCCTTCGCCGACATCAATTCCTGTATAATCACAATTTTCAAAAAATGTTCTTACACTACCATTGATATCTAAACTACCAACTTCTAAAACTTTTTTATTTTTAAAATAATCAAGATAATCTAATTTGATTGAATTTACATATTCTATTTGTTGTACATGTGACACTATATCTCCTTTAAATTTAATTGTTTTTCGACATCATCAATTAACTGTTTGCTTAACATCCTTGCCGAGTAGTTTTGTTCTGTGTACTGTTGTCCAGCAGTGATCATTTTGATCACTTGATCAGGATTATCACGGGCCCATTTAATACCTTCAATGTAGTCACCTTGCCAGGTGTATGGGGCAAACTCTTCGTAACTGGCTAGAGGCGTAGTAATTACAAATTTTCCTGAAATCAAACTGTCAATTACACGATTTGCGCTTTTGGTATCAGTTCTTGGGTTTTCGGTCTGTACTGGCATCAGCACAATATCACAATCCTGCAACAACTGCCCCTGCAATTCCCAAGTCCAGTCATGCATGTCTAGCCGACCAAAATTAACTCCGGTTACGGCTCCTTTGTTTGCCCTCAGGGTCATTTTACTTAGTAATCGACCAGTTTTTGAACTAATCATAGCATAACGATAATTATCAATTTCAGCTTCGAGGCGTTGCCAAACCTCTAACAGTGGTAAAAATTTAAAACTAGATTGACTTCCAAACCATAACAGTTTTATTTCTGCACCAGGATCAAATGTTGGAACAAGTTTTGGTCTTTCATATGGGTCCGGCATCACTATAGCATTTAACCCAGTATGTTCTTTAACACTTTCTCTCATCTGTATGCTGTTAACAGACACCACATCGGCAAGTTGACAACATGGTTCATACTCTGTTTGTTCACCAAATTTGTTGTCGCATAAGTCATAAACTGTTTTGGCACCAAGATCCTTGGCCTGTTGTATTTGTTCGGGCTGACTAAGTTTTAAAAATATCACCAAAGTATCGGAGTCAACCTCCTCCCAATCTGCTAATATTTTTGCATCGTACCCTTGATCAGCTAGAGCTTGGCAAGTTACTTCACCACGCAATCTGTGGCTGGCTCGCCTGGTCTTGTATTTACTACTTGTAAATCGTATTTTCATGTCAATAACTCCGTATTCATAGTCATAGACATTGCTTTTATTAGTCGATCGTTGTTGGTAAAAAAAGGATGTAATCGTACAATGCTGGGATCACATATTTTAATATCAGCCGCATCACTTGCTAACTGTTGGTCTGATGGCAAGAACCCGTGACTTTTAATCCAGTCAACCATCTTGCCTGCTGCATGTGGTTTGATTATATAGGCGTAAGAGCCAGTTGAATACCAGCCTGCACCGTTGTTCATAATTTCATTGCAAGTACCAACACCGGGTTCGACTGTTTTTATTTGTATTGAATTGCCAGCGTGATTTTTCAGAATCTCTTCGTATAACCCGCTGTAGGGATTTACAAAATCTAATTTTAATATATCTGAAAATTGTTCTTCAATGTCACTGGGCAAGGATCTAATCATATAGCCATCATGTTCCAATACTAGATAAGATTCTGTGTCCTGCATACATTGTAACCAAATGTAATAATGACTCAGCAGGCATCCTATCACGCCAGGCCGACCTTTTTTAAATTTTTTTAATGGACGTATTTGTAATTTTTCAAGATGTTCGGCATACTCGAGGCCGTTGATTCCATCAAACTTTTCAGGATATATATTGAATTTTTTGGCCTGTTCTATACACTCGTTGGCTAGTCGTTCAGACAATTCGATGCCTTTGAGTCTAATTATGAGTGTTTTCATACTGCCGGCCACGACATGATAACATCATTTCGTACTTGTTCAACTATGCGGGCACCCCAACTTTGTAGCAGTGCTACAGTTTCGCCGTTGTCAGTGATGCCGGTGTCCTTGTGAAATTTTTGTTCAACCACAATCACAGGACGATATTCCTTGAGGCAATTTTCACCACCACGCACAATATTAAACTCGTACCCTTCACAGTCAAGTTTTACATAATCAAATTTAGGCAAATTTAAACCATCCAAGGTTTGCATTTTAATTTTGCCTTGTCCAAAGCTGGCCGGGTCCACATGACTATGCCCAGTATTTTTAGGAGTAATTATCATGTCGATCATGCTGGCCTCGGCTCCTAATGCACAGTCATAAATTTTTAAATTTGTGGTAGGGACATTTTTAACTAAACACGCTCTAAAATCAGCCACAGGTTCTATGGCAATGACACGTTGAAAATATTGACACAAATCTCGAGTCCATAAACCCACATTAGCACCTATGTCCAGGGCTACATCACGGTCTCGGCAGTATTTGATACTGGCTCGGCGCACAGGTTCTTGATACACAGCCGAGCCACCCTTGTCAATATTTTTTGTCAGCATTTCAGCAAAATGTGTGTCTTGATCCGGAAACCACCAACGGTGTGCTTGATACATGTGTTATCCCTTTGCCATTTCTTGCCAGTAGGGCACTGCATGATGGTGTGGTATTTCGTGTACGCGACTTATGCCTTGTTGTTTTCTAGTGCCTTTGGCATGATCCATGTAAAGCCCCAACGCACTATGAATAAACGGGTGACCGGCGCCCTTTTTATTGGGGTCGGGATTCAGATTGCAAAACTTGTTATTTCCTTGATAGCGGCGTCGAACCTGGTCCCATACATAACTATCGTGCCACTCGGCCAATTTAAAAATGTCATCAGTGTTGTACATACCAGCAAAATCATTAATAAAATTCCTAGTTGCAGGATGATCCAAATTGTAAGCCACCCAGCCACACTCACTATGATATTTTTCGCCACGACCTAAATAGCTGATCATAGCATTAGACGGACATACAGTAGGCAACCAGTCAATGGGCACAGGTCTATGAGTATGTGTGTCGGCATCTAGCCAAATCATCCACCCAGAACTGAGTTGACTAGCACACAGAGCAACGGAATATACTTTATAAGCAAATCTCACGGCATTCCAGCGAAATGTTTTGCGTGGATCAAATACTTCTGGCGGCCCTGCTAGTCCATGCGCCAGAGGGTTATTTCTGTGTCGTTCAACAAATGCCCGTAAATTTGAGTTAACAGTCAATAAATCATGCACACGAGTGTTGGATCTAGTAGTTTTTGGCTGACAATTCTCAGCACAAACTACCAAATCTACCTCAGCTGGCCACAAAGACTCAAATGTGTCAATCATGCGTTGACCGTATTGTTCTAACCCCGGTTGATGAAACGTGGTAATTACTGTGTACATAATGAAATATTTATAATGATTAAAACACTAGCTTACTTTCCTGCCCAGTGCGCTCAAAATAGCCGTCCAGTCATGGCCGCTGTATTAGACTGTTTTCAGGCCCAGGGGATTACCACGCAGGAAAATTCAATGACTGCAGATGCCGCTGTAATTTGGT